TCATTTAGACGGGATTGTAATTTCACATTTGCTTTGACCTGTTCGTCAAGGCGCTCTTCCATTTCACGAATCGATTCGGCCATACCTTCTACCACATCAACTTTCTCGTCTGGGATAGAAATGTAGTGCTCTTCAAAGAGACCCTTGAGACCTGCAATGAAGTCTTCGGTGATCTCATTTCTGATGCCACGGTCCACAGCAACTTGGTTTTGCTCCATCCATGTACCGATAGCGTAGTTCACAGTGCCGTTAACTTCTTCAGAAAGTTCAGACTTAGCAACTTCAAGTTGCTTGTCAAGTTCTGCGGCAAAGTGTTCTACAAGTCTGTCATACTCTTCAGAGATTTTCGCTTTGACAGCAGCTTCAAAGATTGTCTTTGCTTTCTCAGCGAATTCTTCAGAGAGTTCTGTGCCTTCTACTAGAGCAGCAACGTCAGCAGAGACATCTAGCTCTTCCATCGAAGGTTTGATTGGATAGGTAACTGCGCTACCCATCTTAGTGCCGTATGCTACTTCAGCACCTACGGAAGGACGAGGATCTGGGGAATCACCAGCACGCTGTTGAGGATCACCAGATACTTGTGATACTGGTGCAGCAGCTTTAGCTCCAGGATTCTCTTCTCCATCATCATCGTGCTCATTAGGAGTAGTGGATGTACCACCTAGATCTGCTGGAGCAGATTGTCCATAAGCGGCAGAAGGTTCTACCTTTGGTGCAGGGTCCTTTCCGCTTGCAGAACTAGTCTGTGCGTCAGAGACCTGAGAGGGATCACTACCAGTGCCAGGAATAACGTTTGCAGAAACGGTTGGCATAGGATCGCCAGCTTCTACAATCACCTTTTGCTCGGTAACGAACTCCTCAAACTTTTCGTTTAGCATATCTGACATTTGAGTTTACCTCGTAATTTCCGTATAATTAATCTAAGTTTATTTATAGAATCAAAGATTTGAGAGGAAATGCTCAAAGACTTTGAGCGTTTTCTCTTCCATGGTGCGGCGTGTTGCCTCATCCATGTATCTCTGATATTTAGCAATTTCTTTCTCCTTTAGGAGACCGTTGTCCCATACCCACTCTTTACCTTCCATGATTCCATTCACAAAAGCATCAGGAGCGGATGGGTCTGCTACAATATCTGCAGCAGTGGTAAGCATGAAGTCGTCCGCAACAACGTTGCAGTCTTCTACTTTTTGGATGCTTCCCATACCACGAGAGGAAACACCTAACTGAACACCTTCACCAAGTAAGTTCTTAGCGATGTTACCCATTGGGGTATCTAAGATCTGTGCCTTACCAATGAAGTTATTACCCTCTGCTTTGAGAGAAGTAATTCTATGAGAAACTCTATCAAGATTGATAGTAGGACCATCAGGGTGACCGAGTTCACCTAGAGCACGTTTGGATTGTACATACTCTTCATTGTATCTCTTGACCTCACGCTCAAGGACACTAAAAGGATACATACGACCGTTGCGGTTCTTTAGTTCTGACTGAAGGAAAACACCTTCAATATAAAGAAGTTTCTTTCCGTCCTTCTCCTCAGTAAGGAGTCTTACGTCTTCAATCGTTTCCGTTATCAGTTTCATCGGTTGTTTCCGTTTCGGTAGGTTCGTCAAAGAATGTGTTAGCTACCACCTTTTTGTAATCTGCCATTGCTTCAGAAGCTTTGGAAAATAACATGTCATGGATAGCATCAATCGCAGATGCTCTTTGATTATCGTTGATTTTTCCAACGATATCTACAGCACCTACTTCGTTATTAACTTCAGTTTGTTCAGACATAACAATAGTTCAGTATGTTTTATTTATTATTTGGCGCAGGTTTAGGTGCGGATTTTGCTTTTTTAATCTCTCTTTCCGCAGCAGCATCAGCAGCAAGTTCCTGTCTTTCTGCAGCATCATCTGCTTGCATTGCCTGAATTTCAGGAGCAAGCGCAGCGTTTTGCTGTTGCATATTGTCAAGAACATTGACTTCAACAGGATCAATTGCTAGACCACTGTCTATATCAGAGCGCATCTGTTTATCGATCTCACGCATATCTTTATTGGTTTGACCTAAGATACGTGAACGAATATATTCCGTGGAGAAATACTTACCAACAAAAGGATCCATTTGAGTGACAGTCATCATTCTCTGGTTCATCATTTCAATTTCTTTTAGTTCATTGAAATGATTATCAAAGAGGAAGTCATATTGGATATGCTCTTTCATGTCATCCCAATCTTCAGGAGTAATTACTCCTTTGAGGATGAGCTGAGTTTTAAGCATGTCTTGGAACATCTCAGCGAATCTCTTGCGGAGACGACCAATGAACTTCGTGAACTTAAGTTCGTCACGGAGGACCTCAGTGGTTTTACCAAGGTTGAATCCTTTATTATCGTCTGTGAGACGAGAGGGAGGAAGATTGAGAGAGTTATAAAGTTTCTTTTTAAAATACTCAACGTCCTTAAGTTCGCCAAGGTTCTGTCCTCCAGGCAGAGTCGTGATCTCAGTACCACGTCCACCCTCTCTACGAGGTAACCAGAAATCCTCTAGCATACTCATGTGCTTTTTGTCGTCACGCATCTCACCAGTGTTTGCGTCATACACTAGCTTATTACGATAGCGACTCATAACATCACGAAGATATTGTTCCGCTTTTACCTTAGGTAGATTGCCAACATCAATGTAGAAAATTCTACGCTCAGGAGCACGGGACAGTCTGTAGATAACAAGACTATCTTCGATCATTCTTAATTGATTAAGAGACTTGATTGCCTTATGGAGGAAACCAAGAGTCATTCTTTTGTTTAAATCTTGTAGTCCAGATGGGCAGAAAGTAATTGAGTCTGTCGCCATCTTGATACCTTGAGACAGTGACATATCGCCAACTGGTCCCAGTACACCACCTTTATAAAATCCTTTTGGATTGTAAAGATAGTAATCAACAAACGTTCCGTATTCGTACTCAAGCGCCGTGCCTTTAATTGCCTGGCGTGCTAGAGAGTCTTTCGGTTTATTGTCAATTTTTTGACGGACCTTCTTGATCTTCATTGGATCAATGTAACGAAGTTCCGTAATACCTTTCTTAGGATTATCTAAATCGATAACCTTGTGATAATATAGTCTTCCGTCAATGTACCAAGATCTGACAATCTCATGAGCACGATTGTCAAAGTTTAACAAGCGTTTGATATACTCAAACTCATCACGAATTTTTTTCTTAATTCCCATGCCAGCATCTAGACCATCTAGATTAATTTCGACAGGGGTATCGTGAGCATCACTCACAATAAATTCGTTGACTACTTCGTCAACTGCACTATCAACCTCAGGGTGTAGTGCCATATCACGGTAACGACGGATCATCTCAAACTCATTACGAGCTTGATTATCCGTGTCTACATATGTCCCATAGTAACCACCTGCTGCTACGGCAATTGCCTCATCAGCATTAGGAGGGACAGGGGACTGACCCTTCTGACCCTCCTTGCGATTAATTTGGAAGCCAAATAACTGACTCATGATTACTTAATCAATGTGTGCTTCCTACTATTTATCACTCTACTGTACGTTGACTTGCGCCCTCGCTTTGCTTGTTACCTCCGCTCGCCTTAGCATCAGAAGGTCCAGCAGTAAAGAATGAATACTGCCACTCAACTGTAAACTCAGAAATCTGATCATTGCTGTCATAAGCAAGATCAATTTGTGATACGTTAGTTGGGAAGCAATGATGTAAATGGTAAGTTCTAATAGAAGAACCACCTTCGGTATCATCCTTTTCTAGTTGTGTGACAAATAGATCTGCCATATATCCATTCGCACCCCTGTTAGGGAGGAATCTTCTAGCACTATTTGCTTCATGTAGGTTTAGATCGTTTGCCCAATCTTCAAAGAATGCACGGATTTCCATGTTCTTATCTGCAAAGAAAGTTGCAGTCCATGTATCGAAGGTGCGATCACCTGCGATTTTAACTGTTCTTCCTCTGAAAGGAACTTCGATAACACCTAGGTTAGAACCAGGGAGTGCTGCAGACTTACAAAGAATGTTTGTAAGATCTGTGTCTCCTTCCATGCCCGCAGGGAATTGAATATCCACTGAGAACATATTGGGCTTAATGCCCTGACTAATAGTTTGGAGAAACGTTGAAACGTTATTCGTTGCCATTTGTTTTACCTCGTAATTTTTTCTCTATTATTAATTATCAGCGACCTACGACTTCACTGAATTCAACACCAGTCTTCGTTGCTGTAACAGTAACGGTAACGTAGTTAATAGAGCGAGTAGGTTTGACGAAAATTTCGGCAACAAACTCATTTCTATCAATGACTTCAGGAGTGTTATTTGTTTCGTCACAAACAACTAGGTAATCAGTAACACCTCTGCGTGCTTGAACTTCAGATAGATATCCACTCAATGCGGCATTGAAACCAGAGCGAGTGACGCTATCATTCTGTTCAAAGAGTACGCCTTCTGCAAGACCTCTTGCTCTCTTCTCAATATTGAGGAAGAGACGGCGAACGTTGATTCTGTCAAATGCGGATGGAGAAGCAAGTGCTGTCTTGTCACCGAATAAGATTGGACCAGAACCAGGGAATGCAACAACAGGATTAATTGCTGCAGTGTACAGATCGTCTCTTGCTGCCTTGTTAGGATTGAATGCAAGTTTGACGACATTCTGCAAACCACCTCTAGAGGTTCCTGCTGGAGAAATCCAGTCATCACCGATTGTAGAAGTAGAAACACAGAGACCAGCAATATCACCGTTACAACCGATGTAACGATACTTATCGTTAAAGCGATCATAGACATACTTGATTCCACTGTCCTTGACAACGTAAGAACTGGAACCAATATTAGAGAAGAAATCGATTGTGTTTTCTAGTTGTGCAGCAGGTGTGAGTGCAGCATTACCAGATGTTGCAACTTGATTACCATTCCATGGAGAAATGAATGCAATGCAATCTTTTCTCGTGTTAGCAACAGCAGCAACTGCGCCTGCCTTGGTTAGGGTATCTGCTTCAGATCCCATAGAACCACCCATGATAACAAAGTCAATTGAAGTTTCTTCTGTATCTTGGAACAATGTATATGCAGCGGAGACTTCTCCAGCAGTATATGCATAGTCATCAACACCACCAGATAGTGCTCCACCTGCAGTTCCTAGAATTCTTGCGATGCTTACAGGAGCAGCAGCAGTAGCACCATAAGATGCAGCAGTTGCACCAGGGTCAGAACCTAGAGTTGTGAACTCAGCAGAAGTTAATGCAGAAGCATAGATGTAACTAGAAAACTCATTTACATAATCCTTCCAATATGTGGAAGCACCTTCAGGTGACTTACCATCAGATAACTTGGAAAGATAGAGTAGTCTTTCTACAACTGTGTTTGTGCTCTCGTCAATAACAGCAACATGAACTTCATCATGCTTAAGATGACGCTCAGAAGCAAAAGCAGAAGTACCAGGACGAGGACCGATATTCTTGTATGTTAAACCTGTCGAAGCAATTGCAGTTGCGTTCCAACTAGAGTTAGAGAATGCAACAGCAGTGTCGCCAGATGCAGGAGTAGGAGCAGCAGAACCTTCGATGATTCTAACAGTGTTAGCATCAACAACTTCTACAACTTCATGTCCAACTGCAGCATCGTCAGTGTATGTACCACCAACAGAAAGACCGTGACCAGATTTGGTGATGGTGTAATCAGCACCACGGTCGATGATTACAACACGTAAATTGTTGCCATCAGCACCAGCATTTCTAGCAGCGAACTTTTCAGAAGAACCTGCACCTGCTTCGTATGCTTCTTTAGATCCAATTAGGACTGCTGAACCATCTAGGGTTGCGTTTAGTACACCAGTTTCTGCACGGACAACAGCGAGTTGACCACCGTAACGGAGGAACTCTGATGCTACTAACCAGTCTGCTGCGTTTGCCTCAGCTGGTGCTCCGAAAGTATCAATGAGTTCTCTTTCGGATCCGATATTTACGATTTTGCCTACGGGTCCACTACGAAACGAAGAAGCAAAAGCACCACGAAGTGCAGATACTCCAGTTAGAACAGCAGTGGATAAATCACGTTCTCTAATAACAACACCAGGCGAGACTTGACTTGCCATTTTTTTACCTCTTAGATATCAAATTTATCTAAAAGTATTTAGAAATTCCTATTGCTCAAGAGGGGAAACAATGCATGAACAACCTACCAGTCTGGATACTGCCAATCAGACAGTGGTTGCTTCCCCTTTCTATTATTTAGAATTCTCTTGATTGTACAATCCTTACATTCATATGAATATGCTGACGGTAATCCTCTCTTAGATTTTCTAGTTACATAAAAATCTTCAATCAGATTCTTAGTCTTTGCACATGACCTGCACTTCCTTTCTTTGAAAAGAAGGTGTTCCAGACTGAACTGATCCCCAATATCCATCAGTAGTTCCACATATAACCGACTTCTTCTTGCTTGTCTCCATACGCCCACAGATCTCCGTCAGCGTCCATGAAGGTATCATCACCCATGCCATCATCGATAAACCCAAAAGGAGCCATGTCCTGTTCGATTTGATTTCGTTGTTCTTCATAAATTCTCCTCCTGATGTCCTGATCGGTCATCTCTTTGAAGTATTCTTGCATGACTAACCATGCAAAGAGAACCATGCACATTACTAAGTCATCATGGTATCCCTCGTCTGCTTCCCACGCTTGTTTCTTCTGTACAAATGTAGTTAGCTCTTGGAAGATCTGGAAGTCATTAAACAATAACTTATCT